GGCAAGGTCAACTCACCTGTGATGAAATCGAAATCGATTGCAGCGGCGTTAATCCCCGTCCAGATGCCGGGCAATCCGAACATCAGTGCCGCATCTAATCGAAGATCATCGAAAGGCCAATCGCCCCGGCGCGGGATCGTGTAGCGTCCCTGTGCCGAAACGATCGGTGTGACCGCTGGGGACACTGTCGCCAGTGGAATGTAGGTTAGGCGCACCGTATTCCGGTCTGCAGCGATGCGCAGCCGTTCTTCATACTGAACGACCGCCAAGGTTGCTCGCCGACAGTGCGCATCGATCAGCGTCGACGCGGCGGCCACAAATGCGGCTGGCGTAGTCGCATCCAAACCGTAGAACTCGTATTCCGAAGGAGCCAAATAGATCATAAGAGTCCGAATTTCTGTTGCCAGTCGTCAAACGTCTTGTCGCCTTATCCAGCAACTCGCGACTGACGACTGGCAACTGCCTTTACCGGTTTACCTTCACCTCAGAGTGCGCATAGGCCGCGCCCTTGACCACCACTGCGCCGAACTTCACAACCACCATCTGCGAAGCCAGCGCTCCGAGCAGTCCCAACTGGAAGACCCGTGGATTCGGGTCCGTCAGCCAGTGATACTCGATCAGGTCTTCCGTCACGATGTACGCGGGAAGGACCGCATTGCCCGAACCTGGTATTCCGGTGTAGGGCACTGCCCACTCTGGAATCAGTGGCAACTCGCCGGCTTGTGTTGAAAGAGTCTTCACTGTTAGCCCGCCGGTGATCTCAGCCGTCGAAAGCACTACGTTGAACTCTGCTTTCATTTCGCGGTCGATCAGGTCAAGCAGCACGGGATTTGCATAGATCGCCGTGGGACGAACTTCATAGGAAGAACTCGCCACCATGCCGGCGATCACTCCCTTGATTCCGTCCACGATGCTCTCGGTAGTCGTGATTGTGGTTGTGTTGCCCCCAGCCTCGATCTGCGGGATCGCTCCCATGTATTGGAATGTGGTCGGCGTTGTCAGCGAAGTATCGTTGCCATTCCACAGTGCAACGTCGTGAGTTCGCAGCAGTCCTTCCACCGAATCCGTCAGGTCTTTCGCCTGCAAGTAGGCGAACTGGCTCTGTTGAGCACCCACTTCCAGATCGAAGAGGTTGTAGTTGATCTGTGAGACCAACGCCTTCAGCGGCACAGTACGCTCGATGCGGGTTGGTGCGCCGACGGTGGCCACAATGTTTCGCGGATCCACGAATGCCTGTGCCGCAGTCGGAGAATTGATCAGAGTCTCTTCGAAGTATCGCGAAGGGTGCCCGGTTGCGGGCACCTGCCGGACGCGCTGCCCGAACACGCCCCGCCGGCGCACGATGTCGAAAATCTCGGTTTGGTAACGGTTGATCTCGATCGCGCCAGGTCCTAGAAAATCCGCTGCCGCGTTCAGATCGATAAATTGTGTGTGCATGTGTTCTCCTGAAGAATGAATTTTGTTGGGTTACTTGAAAGTTGTTGCTGCCCGCTCCCAAAGTGAAACTCGGCAAAATAAAAAAGGCACGACGTTGGTCGCGCCTCCTCTGGCGAACTGAGAATTTGGAAGTTTAAAGTGAATTCGCTACTCGATCATCCCCGCCCGCGCCATCTCGGCCTTCACCGCGATACGCTGCTCCACGCTTAGCGACTGCAGGGTCTTGTCCAGCGCCCCAGGATCCAGTTTGTCCCCGACCTCCACGGTGCTCTTGCTCAGCAACGCTGTGACCAGCGGGGACAGAGTCTTCCGCGACAAGCGTGCTGCCTGCCCCTTGAGGTCGCTGTTCGCTTTTTCCAGCTCAGCGATGCGTTGCCTCAGTTTCCGTGGCCAGTTGGTGTCATCCGTGCTTTCAAAGACGTCTGATACGCGCTCTTCGACCGCAGCTGCAATTCGGTCAACCTTGGCATTGAGTGCTGCCTGTTGCGCGTCGAGTTTTTCGAGAACCCGGTCCAGAGTTTCGGCTGCACTTGCCAGCCGTTCCGCCGTAGCGAGTAATTGTTGCGTAGTTTCTGTGTCCATATTTTCTCCTTGTGGTATTGTTCCGCGTTCCCGACGCTGCTTTTTCGTCAGCGCGGTTTACAGTTTGTTTGTCTTGCTCAGTCCAATTCGATCCAGGTGTCCCGATATGCTGCTTTGTCTCTTCGCAGGATCGCTGCTCCGGTGAATGTAACTTTCGTAAGTGTCCATACTTTCGCGCTCATATCCGCTACCCGCGCATCGGCTATTTCATAGGACATCGCCAGGGATTCGTGACGCTGAGAACTCGCCGCGTCGAAGCTTGTTTGACAATGCCGCCCTCGCCCTATGTGCTTCACAATTTCAGGAAAGTCCTTGGCGAAGAGATATCCGCCAAGCTCAAGCTTTTTCCCTACGATGTCCGCTCGGGTAATGACTCCGACTTTGCGCTGCGCATCGTGGCACTCGAGAGACAGGGAATAGTCCAACGCCATCCCCAACAACGATGCCAGCGCGGTTTCTGCCGCTGACCGGGTCAGTACAACTCGGTGGCCGCGCGCGCCCGCCGGTGCCTTATCCGAAGCCACATCGACAAGCGTCAACACACCGCGGAACGGCTCCCGGTTCGGGTGCCCAAAGACTGCCGGCATCTCAATCGCCATTGATTCAAGGTCAATATTCATCATTTGCTGTCATCCTCAGCGAACTGCTCTCGCTTGCAAAGAAAGTGGGGACTTGTGAAGCCCGGAGCCTGAGACCTTAAAACTGAGATCTAAAGCGGCGGCAACCCTCTCATCCGTCTAACCTCGTTGACGGTGAGCACACCGTTCTGCAGCAGAAGCGCTTGGATCTGCGCCTCTTCCATCACGTCTCCACCGGAATCCACATCCGTGAAAACAAATTCCAGGTCATTCCAACCCAACTTCTTACAGATTCCATCCCGCGTCAGATATTCGGCGAGCAGTCGTGCGGTGGGCACAATGGCTTGCAAAAACGCCTCATCTGCCATCTCCATCGCAGTCGAGCGATTCAGATCGCGCTCTACTCCGAGGCACTGGGGGGGGAGATCGAACGCGTCGGCGATAATGCGCAGCAGGAATTCTTGCCACTGCAGCCGCAAATCCGCATCGGTGCCGCCGCCGAAGCGTAATACCTCCGGCTTGTTCTCCGCCGAAAGAATTGGCACGCGCCCAGTGCCTTCAATCTCGTCTTGCCACCAGCGGATCAATCGCTCGTGGTGCTCTGGAGTGAGACCCTGCAGCCACAGGGCGTATTCCACCACGGAGTTCGAAGCCAGCTTGGTCGCATATCGATGTGCGCCCAGAAATGCGTTCACTGCCTCAAACGCAACTTCCAGCCGGCCCAATCCAAACGGCGTGTGCGTCCGCGGATTGAGTCGGATGTAAATCAGTTGATCGTCATCGAGCAGAATGCTTCCCTCCGGCCCAGATTTTCCCGTGACCTGCACATAGCGCACCGATCCCGGCAGCCCGTCCCAGTCCGTCTTCATGCGGATGGTCGCACCGTCCACCGGCCACATCACCAGTGGGTGCTGCGGATCGCCCGTGCTTTCCACTTCGATTGCCCCGAAGCCGCCCACAATCACATCCTCAAGGACCTGCTCCGACAGCGACCGAAACGAATCGTCGGGATTCGGAGCATCGAAGTTGTCGGTAAGAATCTGTATCCGCACATCGCTCCCTGGGGCCGCTACCGGCCCTCGGCCGGGCCTCGGCTGAATTCGCCAGCGCATTCCCGCGATCCGGTCCTTAATCGTGTTGATCGCCTTGCGTGCGACCGGCGTCTCGGAAAATCGTCGAAGGTTGATGGGTGTGGGTTTCGGGAAAGCATCCGCCCTTGGCCCGTAGACGTTAAGAATGGATGGCAGTGCCAAGGTCCGCCGTTTGCCCTGTACTTTCTCTGCGGCGGCCGAAGACACTCCTGCAATCCGGCGCATGGCGCCGCGCAACTTCTCTGTAATGTTCATGATTTTTCTTTGTGTAGCGTGGGCGCCGTCGCCCGTGTGGGTCCCGCTTGAAAATTCTGCTTGATCAGAGTTCTGTTAACAATCCGTGCCAGAAACCAGATTCGTATCAGGGCATGCCTTCAGGCATGCCGCAACACTGCGATATGAGAGCGCCTTCAGGCGCTGCGACCGGAGATGGAAGCTTCACCACAGCCTGGCGAAGCTTTCTCGGCTACCATTCCAGGCTGTAAAGCCAAGCTGGCTAGAGTAACCGTTCGCGGCCGCGACACTTGTCCAGCCAACTTTTGTCGCGCGGCCAGCGCAATCGCCATCGCCATCACGACATCATCATGCGAGCCAGCCGCTGCAGACGAACTGCCATCCGCATGTCGAATAAAAGTTCGGCACTCATTCAGCAGGCGTGGACTGTGGAAAATTGTCTGCTCCAGTGCCAGTACTGCCGCCAAATTCTCAATCATCGCCGGACGGCTCACCGCCGAGGTCAGCCATCCATCGTGCCCACCGTCGCGAAAGACGTTCGTACATCCCTCCATCCGCAGGTGCGCCAATACCGCGTGCCCGTGATTATTCTGTTCCACCACCAGCAACCCCTCGTTGTAGGAATTCGCCAGCTCGATTAACCTAGCCGCCAACTCGCGAGGTGGAAAATGCCCGTGCAGTTCAGCGCATTGCAGTCCTGTGCTTCGTTCGATGACCACCGCGCAGGAATAATCGCCCTCCGAGCCACCCCCGGCCGGATCCACGCCAATCAGGTATTGTTTCCCAATTTGCGATGGCAACCAGATCAGCAGTCGCTGATTGTCCCGCGCCTCCACCGGTTCGCTGCAAGCTTGCAGAGCCCGCTCGATCCCTTCCAAATCAAATACACATTCCCCCGAAGCTCTGAAGCACGACGCAGGATCCTCGGCATACTCTTGCACCGCCAATCCTCGCAGCTGTGCCCACTTCGTACGACGCCATGCAATCTGCGCCTCGGTCAATCCAGCCCGCCGCATGAGCTGCTCTTCTTCGTCCGTGGGCGGCTCGAGTGCTGCGCCCGTTTTCCGTATGCAATACTCGTCGCCATACCACCAGGGAAAGAAGTGCCGCGCGTATCCAGTCTCCTCGGCTCGCTGCCACTCCTCATAGAAGATTCCACCCGCGCCGTCAGGCGTAGATTCCAGCACGATCTCGCCATCTTCCGGCACTGCGGACCGCAAAGAAGCCAGCGTTTCTTCCACATCCCGGGGCCAGCGGGCGACCTCTGAACAATGGAGATTGTGAATGGTCATCCCGCGGCCCGCATTCGCATCCGCCGCCGTCGCCACGCGGTACTCGCTGTCGAGTCGCGGAAAAACGATCTGACGAATGTTGGCGCGCGATGTCAGGAGCGCGCCGTCTTGCATCCCTTTGGGCAGGTTCTCCCAGAAGCGATGCACGATCTTGAAAATTTCTTCTGCCGATTCCTGGTCGTGAGCCACCTGCACTGTCACCGTACCTGGCTGAGTGATGGTCTGAATGAAAAATCGCGCCGCCACATAGGTCGTGATTCCCAGTTGCCGAGCTTTCAGAACGATGCTTCGCTTAGTGTGGTTCCGCGAAAACTCCAGCTGTGCCCGGTTCGGCCTCAGCGGAATCAGTCCACGAGTTTTACTCCGCACCTTGAGCAGACCTTCAATGAGCAGATCTCGCACAGAAACATCCGAGCCGCGGAGAGCCGTCGTCATTCCCGGACTACCTTCAAAGGGCCTCAAATCCAAAGATGTCCCCAAATCTCTAAGCAGAGAAAGATCACTCATCACAGCCAACCGTCCTGTCCATGCAGCTTGTGCACAACATTCCCTCAATTCGGCTGCTCACTGACCGCCCTCGGCATGTCCGAGATTCTCAGGCACGAAAACCAGCGACCCAATTTCCCAGCCAGATCCGAACAGGTTCTGATTGATTCCCATAAGGTCATACTGGTATTCGGCTGCGAGCGTGGCGCCGCGATCAACCACCGGCGACGCCTGCGTCGGTCTCGGATCTACAGGCGGCCCCGTAGTTACGTCCGCGTAGTAGGTTGTCCCAGCATTTTGCTGAGTCGTGAGTAGATAATTCACCAGTTGCGTATTACTCATCAACGTTGCCCCAGAGGACTTCAGCGTATCCAGCATTACGCCAACCTGGTGCGGCGAGAGCTCGTTCACATGCCAGAACATTCCAAACGGAACCCCCCAGACTGCGGACTTGAACACCATCGCTTGCAGCTTGTTCGCCAGCTGGCTATCGCTCAAGTTCTGAAAGTTAGGGACTACTCCCTGACTCAAAACGTTCTGCACATCGATTCCACTAGCCGCGACCGTTGCCGCATTCGGAGCCGGGTCCATTGAGCCAGACCCACGCGAACCTGAGAATCCGTCCGCAACCGTAATTGCCTCCGTGGAACTGTCTTCGTAACTGCCCGGATATATGTAAACTCGGTTTGCTGGCAAACCTGTCAAGTTCGTGTTCATCCACGCTTTGGACCACCCAATCTCATCCGTCATCAACCGAGTCTTGTCCTCAAGCAGCAGGTACGCTGAGTTCTTGATGTCCTGCGGGGGCACATCTGCCAAATCCTCGCTCTT